TGCATATTACCAAATAATTACTTCAGATTAAAGAACCCCTACAAAGGGGAAAAGGTGTAAACGATAGGTAATGTGAATCGTTTCGCACCGGGAAAATCCCGATCTGGAGTTACTTCAAAAAGTAAAAACTGGGCCCTAACCGGATGGGCAAATATAAAAACTACTAATGTTTTCCGGTAGAAAACACTTTAACTGCGGGAGCAGGTCCAATGGTAGATTCATTGGTTTTTGTCGTTTTGAGTGACGCAAGGGGTGGGACTGGAGTCTCCACCGCGAAGGGACACGGTTTAAGTGACCCGAACTGGAAGTCCTCACCAACTGAGCGGAAATAATATTCAATTCCTGCATGATTCAGCTGAGGGACGTGGTTTGGATCAATTTGGTCTTCGTCGAACTCGAGGATCGTTGGAGCACAATAGGAGTATTCGTCCCAAGGTATCTCAACATCCAGAGTAGGAGTCAAACCCGTGTAAGCAACGCGAGTAGAGAGTTGAGTAGGATACTCAACATAGCCAATACCACTATTGGCGGAGTAGGCGATCTTGAATCGCTGGCTACCCCTGTAAAACTGGAACAGCTTGAAGAACTTCTTGAAAATTGTATTCGGAGAGTTCGTCATATCCGGCTTAATAGGGATGGCGTCACCACCTGCAGGGTAGTCTAGCTCAAAACGGTGAAGAAGGTCTTGCATGGAGGTGAACTTCTCAGTGGAAACCAAGCCGGCTTCAATTTGACCCGTAGCTTGCACTAGGGGTTTGAAGGGGGCTTTGAAGGTGTCCTCTAAGGAGTGCTTCTCTGCTGGCGTTTTGGAACGCTTAATAGCTTTACGCAAGACTTTCGAGAGATCCTCGATATCTTCAACTTCTTCCTCGTCTTTTTGGGCGACGAGGGGCAACGCAACAACTCCAGACGAAGGTCTGAGGTACCATGCGTTGAAACCACAAAATTCAAAGTCATCTCCTGCAGAGACCCAAATTGAGTAGTTAATGTCCGAGTTACCGGTGGACTCCGGGATGCACACTGGGTTTACCAACGAGAACGCTACGTGCGGGGCAACAAAAGGGACAGCCTGAGCTGTGCCTAAATCACCGGGCATATAGAATCCTGGAATTGGCAAATACGGGTAGGCCGAATAGTGCGGAACAGAGAATGAAAACTCTGTGTTTCCGCGCAAATCGATAACGACGCTACACGAATCTCCAGCGAACTCCTCGAGGTCGGGGGGCAACTCCGCGTTAGGAAAGTGCAAAATCCTAAGACGCGCTGTGGTGAAGCGTGAAGAAATGAACTTGATGTGAATCTTCATGCTTCCACGCCACTTGTTGAACATTTGGCTCAAATAGGCCAAGTGAGACGGGTAATACACCGCGGAAGATCCTTGGACACCAGTACGCATACTGAGTCCAGGGGTAACCGGGAAGTGTTCAAACGGGTCATTTGTCGGAACAAGTGAAGTGATAACGCCCTTCTTAATGCACTGTGGGCGCGAGGTGATGTCAGCAATCGAGTGACGTCCCAGTTGGGACATACCCTTTACGTCAGACAGACCAGCTTCAGGATGGAGGGCAATACGCGTTCCGTCGAACAATCCGTGGCCGTGAATTAAATCACGCCAGTAATCGGCTCGAACGGGCGCTGAGCCCCTGAGGTCGACAGGCTTGTCGAGCCCCATTGACTTGAGGAAAGGAGCAGCTGCTCCTGCCATCATAGCAAAGGGCGCGAATTCAGCCAAAGGGGAGACAGCAATTAATGGTGCTGCGCTCCCAATCGCCTCCGCGATTCCTGAGACTAGTCCTGACTTGGACTTGTTGACAGCCTCCTTGTGAGGACTGGTTTTACTGTGCTTTGCATAAAACCCAGGGTGTCGGATTCTTTTGATGCGACTCCTAATCTCTTGTGGAGAAAGAGGAGTGACACCATAGCCGGCAACGTGGGGATCAGAAAAGTTTGCGAAAACCGTAATCTTCACGGGCGATGGAGTGGTACCAGCGGCGTTAGTGAGGGGATGAAAGACGTCTATGTAAAGAGCGCCAATTTGTCCCGTCGCTACGTCGTGCGCTTGGTCGAACATTCTAGGGCCTGCTCTAGCAATCTTGAGGCGAACTGAGTTCACCGCAGATGCCGGCATGACCGTAACGTTCTGCGCTTGACAACGCTGCTCGTGAGTCGACATACAGTCGTCACTCGTCCCATTGAAGTGGGGCATAGTCGAAAGCATAAGAGCTCCATTGTGGAACTCCGTTGCATTGATTTTTACCTCCAACTCAACGTCTGCTCTGAGCCATTCGAACTGCTCTAGCTTCGACGCTATGTTAGGGATGAGGAACAACGCCTCTGGAAAGCGAACAAAATTAATTGCCGCACCTTCAGAGTCAGTCGCTTCCCACTCGAATTCCGCGACTTTATACGAACGGGTGAGGACCTTTGTGAGGTCTTGCTCTTCGTAGGGATTCGCGAATTGATCCCAAATACTGCCTTGTGGTTGAGGAGATCCCTCAATTGTAGGAGCTGACTCGGCATAGGTAGTCAGCTGATCCGAAGTTAGGTTTATGGGTGTCTCGGGGGCCACCAGCGTTTCATTGTTCGTTGAGATGCTACTGCGTGATCTTTCCAATTCCTGATGCAGTCTTAAGGAAAAGGGCTTGTGGAACTAGTCAGACGGAAATCCTGAATGACAAAATACCGAAGAAAAGTCGCAATGGGTTAGTGGTTCTCCACACTATTCGTATATATACTCGTTTAATAGAGTAAACCCAAGGATCTAGTACAATTCTTCTACTATCCACTATTTGATATACCGCGGTGGCTGACGCGGGGTGCTGGGCTAATTACGCACGGTGGATCTTCGCCAATACCTGGTCATAGGTAAGTGGCGTGAACTTCACTCGTGAAAGACAAGCCCTCTGGAGGCAGCTGTGCACATAGTCATAATAATCACGACCATGGTGCGCGGCTTCCCACAGGGACGACGTGACAGTCTGGCTCACAATGGTGGCATCGCGCTTAGGCTCGGTGCACCACATGACCATTTCCTGGATCACGTCGCGAGGGAGAGGTGCGTAACACCAACCCTCTTTCCAATCGAACGTTCGTTTGATCAACGAAGCGTCGTAGGAATCCTCAAAATCAGAGGTGATAATACTCTTAGAAGAGGACGTGAGTGTAATCAAGAACTCAGAGAGCCAAATTGGCGCTGCTGTAACTTGGTTGAACCACTCATGGATGTCGTTAGACACTTGAAGGCGACAATCGTCGCCGACATAAGCGTCTTCGATGAACTCCTTGTAAGCGTCCATGTAAGAGCCTTCGAAGCGAATGCTGTGAAGCCTAGCCAAGTAGATAAAAACATATCTCCAAGTAAGGGCATTCAAATTGCAATTAAAGTTGGTGGTTTCTGGACCTCCCGACTTCGCTTGTCCGTAACACATAACAACGTCTGTTCC